AACAGACGTAATTGAGTTAATAGTGTCGGTAGGTTTAAACGTTGCAAATACTGCGAAGGTAGATTGAAAGTTATAAAGCCCAGAATCTGGGCAAGTCCAAGTACCATTAGACGGGTTATAAGTTCCACCAACGTCATAAACTTCGTTAGAGAATTTAATAATATCATTCGCACTAAATGAACCCTTAGTTAAGTTGTTAGACGTTATTGTGCCAGTACTTGTTAATAGTGGAGTGTTAGCGCCAAACACTCTTAACTCTATTTCGCTAGAATCTAGTAGAAACGACTGAGGACTCGCTGGGATAATTAAGCGTTTAAAGTGGTCGGCGAAGTCGGTATCTGTAAACTCATAAGTAAACCCACTATCTGCCCAAACTCTATCCCAATACTCTTGGGCGTATATTGAGCAACCTATATCTGTAACGTTAAAAGTTGTGCCGTCAGTACTAAACCCATAATCTACTAAAGCGTAAATATATCCTTTACCTAGTTCTGCTGGTACTAAAGCACCGCCCTCTATTATTTGGTACGGTTCGCCGTTATTACCGCTAGACATATTTTGGATATCTCTAAAGAGAATATGGTCGTAAGTTTCTAAGCCCGTTATTTCGTCTAGTCTCTTGCCTTCTATCTCTTTAAAGAAGTTGGCAAAACTTCCGAATAAAACCGCTTTATATTCTACGTCGTAGTTATTAGTCTTTACGACTTCCTTTAATTGCATATAACCGTTAAGCACTTCAGCACCGTCCACTAAGTATAATACGTCAGCTTTGACCGTAGGGTTAAAAGAACTGCTAACCGTATTTATTTCGAATATCATACCTAGCACCTTAGCCGCTTCCTTAGAGTTTGGAATAGTAACGCTTTTAGTATACTCAGACTTTCGGCTTTTAGGGTCTCTAATGTCTGCTATCTCTTTTGTTATAGACGGGTTTAAAGACTTGCTTAACGGAATCTCAACGCCTTTTATAAATAGTTGCTCTCTCATATTAAGTGCGTTGTTTAAAGTTGTCGGCTAGTTCTATCTCTACTTCAAAATTAAACGCTTTATCTATAGCGTCTATGGATTCACTCCAAGAAGTAGATAGTACTTTACAAGGTTTGAAATTCTTAACTCCAGACGAGTCTGTAAACTCTAAAAAAGCCCTATTTGTGAACGCCATTTCTTTGAGCCAGTTATTAGTTTGAGTATCTATTAAGTCACTTACCAAAGAAATATTATCGGTATTCATGCCGAAGTAATCCACCTTGTTTTCTGTTGAGTGCTTATAGCTTATCCCACTAGTTGACAAGGTAGGTGAATTAGTTACGTAAGACTTACGGCTACCCTTAGACGAGCGCTTACTATTTTTAGTAAAATTAAAAGAGTCAAACGCTCCGTACTCATTCTCAAAGTGGATTCTATACACCTCATAAAAACAAGGAGTATCGACGGTAAAAGTTAACACCTCGCCAACTGAAAAACCACCAGTCTTAAAGCATTGAATAGTATAAGTAGCTACGGAAGAAGTTATAACGGGTTGCGCACCTACTAAAAAAGCGCCAGTAATATTATTTAAACTTTGCGGAGCAGTTGCCACGCTATTCATTCGAGAGTTGTCTACCGCCGTATTAGCGTTGTTTGGAATGTCGAACGTATCTATTAACGCTCCGCTAACGTCGTAAGTTAATACTCGCATAAAGTCTACGTTAACTGGGTCTTCTGTTAAGTACCAATGCCACCCCAAATCGGTTATAAAGTTAGTAGGCGTTTTGTAGTTAGTTAAGAACTCGCCTTGGTTATTAGTGTCAAATAGATAGCTAGTATATTCGATTAAGTTATAAAAGTCAATCCATCTGTGAGTCTCTAAACTTGAACCCCAAGCCCATTTAATAGTACCCGTTAATTGGTTTTGATATTCGACTATTGGGTCGGCGGTTGTTAATCTATACTCTTCGCCATATTCAACAAAATAAGATATAATAGCGTTCTCTGTGTTTGCTATTGCGTCAGTACTATTATAAGGCACTATGTGTTCTTTAACGTATTGCTCTACAAAGCCTTGAACGTCTTGAACTCCTAAAGCGTTTGAAGGGTCGGGACTTACTTTCGTTCTGACTAATATAGTAGAACCGCTAATGTAATCGGATATTTTAATATCGAATAAATAACGATAGTCGGGTTTAGTTCTTATAGATGCGTCGTCTTGGAATATGCAATGCTCGTTCTTATTGTAGACTGGGCTGAACGTTCTCGGACTTGTTTTTAATATTATTGCCATTTGTTTTAATTATATTATTTCGCCTCCTACCTCTTGTATATCAGCGTAAAGGTCGTTTAATAGTTTTTGATTCACTACGTCACTATAAAAGTTAGTCGCTTTAATCCCCCTATGAAATACGCTATTTTGAACTGCGAACGGGTTAACATTATTCCAAGTAGACCAATTTTTTAAAGCGGATAAAGGTGGCTTCTTGTCTTCGAATGAAAATCGGCTAGTAGTGTTCTTTTTAACATAACCTAAAGTACCAGCTTTATTCATACCTCCTACACCTTGAACACCCTCGTCTACAAACTCATAGTAGTCGTTAATTAGCAATTCAAATTTAACCTCTTCTTTAGATATAAACTTAACGGTAAACTCAATAGATTGCTCTAGCGATTTAGACGTTACCGTAGTAATAGAGTTTTGTAAGTTCTTTTTTAACTTTGTCGTAAGGTCGTTACCGAAGTCTTGCAAGACAGAAACAAGAGTACCGCCTTTATTCTTGTCAGACAACAAGCTATCTGGTATTCCAGTATCTTCTATGTTAAATTTATCTGCCATGTCTTGCTCTCATAAGTTCCATTTCCATTTGCTTTTCCTCTGCTTCTATCATTAGGTATTGCAACTTACTTAAAAAGTCTATCACGTTTCTATTAGCGGTATCGTCCCAGTTCTCTTTTAGTTGTTCGCTTACGTCTTTTATTGTTTTAAACCATCCGTATCCTTTAGTAAGTCGGCTTGGGCTTTTAGTATTTCCTCCTTCATCTGCGTCATCTTTGCTTTTGAATAGGTAAGGGAATAGTCGGTGTATTCCTTTAAGAGCGTCAAAAAAAAAACTGCGATAGGGTAAGATATAGTTATAGGTAAGTCGTTAAAGCTCTCTATTATTTTTGGTATGTCGCCTTCTTTATGCTCGTAATACTTTCTACCGAATACACCCTTTTTAAACGGCTTACATAAATAGAATAACGTTTTAGCTATTCCTTGTATTGGGTCAACTTTAGATGCCTCCATTACCCCAGCGTATCGCTCAGAAGTTAAGTCGTTAGGGTTAAGGATGACCTCGTACCAAACGCCATTCAATTGGAAGGACTTGTATATCTTACTTTTAATGCCTTGCTCTGCTAGTTTCTTTATATTGGATAGTTCGCTTATTGGTATCTTCTCAGCTTCGTACATATCTAAACCGCTAAGAATAGCCGCCTTCTGGATTAGTATATTCATTGAATCTTTAGCGTCTTTGCCTTTAACTTTGTTTAAAGCGTTAAATTTCATGAATTGCTGAGTACTGATTTTATCCCAAGTGTTAGGTATCATAATTATAATATATTTTAAAATTGACTTATGTTATAACGACCGCTACTTTTCATTGTTTTACGGGCGTGGTTCGATATGGCTCGGCTCATTACGTAATCGTCGTGTAAGCCACTCGGAGCGGTATACTTAATCGCTCTAGTTTTAAGGTTATATTTATAGGTAAAAATCTCAAGTTCGTGTATCTGAAAGTCTAAGCCTAGTATCTTAATATCAAACTCCTCAAACGCTACTATCAAATCTTCAATTATTACTTGCTTACTTTTAGACGTTGTGACGAACGGTTTTACTTTGGACTTAGAGAATGTTACCTTATCTCTTATCTGTTCGTAGATAGCGTCTTGCGCTCCGTTAGTCTCAACTAACGTATGAGGTTTATAGTTGTTTAACGCTTTTACTATATTGTCGATAATCTTACTCCATTCCATGTGCCGCCAACGTTCGCAGTATACCTCTTCGTTCTTGTCGTTCACAATAGTTAAAACGGTGTAATCGTCTGCCCTTCCTAAATCTATACCAGCGAATAGGTTAGAGGTTTGGCTACCCATAGCGATTGACTCGGTTATATTCTTAAATACGCTTGACGAGTTGTCTAAGAACTCGGCTAAATACTCTTGTCTAAAGATATGGTCGGGAAGTGAACGCCTAGCGTCGTTTATTTCTTCGGGGTCTATAAAAGGATTATCGTATGACGTACCTTTAAAGGACTTGTATTGTGGGTTATCTTGGGCTAGTTTAAAGAGGTTATAAAATTGATTCTTACCCTTTGGCGTGGATAGTATTAATACCTTTTTGCCTTTGACTAGTACGGTAGCCTTTAACACCTCGTTCCATGCTTCGGGTTTAAAGAAGGCAAACTCGTCACAAACTAAAGCGTCGAAGGTTTCGCCTCTAATCGTATCGTAAGCCTCAGCAGAGTAAAACATTATAACACTACCCGTATCTATCTCAATTACTAAATCTGAGTTGTTTATACGCACTACAAAAGGACAATTCCCTAAAGCCTTTACTATCTCTTTAAATACCTTTTTACATTGCTTATAAGTAGGCGAAACCCAACCTATTTTCCAGTTGTTTTCGATTCCCCACTTGAGGACTTGATTCTCTGCGAATAAGGTCTTGCCAAACTGACGACCAATGGAAACGATAAAATACTTGCCGTCTTCATTAATCGCCTTATGTATATCCGCTTGTTTTGGATGAGGTTTATATAGTTTTAATTTTCCGATATTAGTTATTTGATATAAAGAAAGCGTATACTGCTGGATGACCGTAAAAGGCGTGTTCGTTTGGTTTGTATATTCTTTTACCTTTCAATTTTACCCTTAACCCCATTCCGTCGTATGGCTTGTGTCTTTTAACTCTACTTGACTATCTATGGTTTCTCTAGGTTTACCGAAGACTCTATCCATTAACGTTTCCATTGAATATAACGAGCCTTTAGTAATACTCTTTCTAATTGCACCAGCTACCGTCTTTTCTAAAGCGGTTGCGTTCTTGTTTTCAAAAGCGTCTTTTAACTCGTCCATTGTCATTGCCATCATAACTAAAATACAATCTCTAACCTCAGACATTTTATAGCCCGAATCTTTTAAAGTGCTTACCCACTTCTTAGGTCTGCCTTTTGGGTTTCCAGACTTCCCTTTTTTAAAAGGTATTAAATTGTCTTCCTTCGCCATTTTATCTCTGTTTTATCTCTGTTTATTAATACTCTTATTGTAATATGCTTGTCCGTTTATTTTAACGTCTATAAGCGGCTCTAGGTTCATCATTCTATCAATTATAACTTGACAATACTTAGGGTCTAGTTCCATTCCGTAGCATTTGCGTTTGAGTTGGTGTGCTGCCACCATTGTAGAACCTGAGCCTAAAAATAAATCTAAAATATTCATTCCTTCTTTACTTGAATAATTTAACGCATTTTCAATTAATGGTATTGGTTTCATTGTTGGGTGTAAATCGTTTTTTTGTGTTCTTGCAAATTGCCAAATGTCTTCTTCATTAAATCTTGCACCATTAAAAAAATCATTAAACCTACCATACACAATTGGCTCGTATCTACTTTTAAAATCTTTACCGCTAAAAATTGCTTGGTTTTTCATCCAAATAATAATCGATTTATATTCAATTCCTAAATCTAAAAGCGGTTGTAATAATTGGTTTAATGTTTGACTTCCGAAACAAATATAAAAAGCGCCTAAACAATTAATTTTAATTTCTTTTAAAATATCAGAAATAAAATTATAAAATTGTTCTTCAGACATTTTATCATTCTTAATTACATCGTGTCTTTGGTTTGCACTATCAGCAGGTGCTTTTTTACCATTTACCATTTTATTTGACATTGAACCTTTAAACCCAATGTTATACGGTGGGTCAGTAAATACCATATCAGCCTTCTCTCCGTTCATTAACTTAGCCACTTGGTCGCTATCCGTACTATCTCCACAAAGTAATCTATGTTCGCCTATCTCTATTAAATCACCAAAAACAATGTTCGTTTTTATTTCGTCTGGCACTTCGTAGTCATCTTCTTCCGCTTCAAGTTCTACACCCCATAAGTCGGGAGTATCAATACCCCAATCATTAAGCTGGTCGGCATCCCATTCGTTAGCCATTATATCCCAATCCCATTCCCCAAAACCAGCGTTATCTTTTATAATAAACTCTCTTTGTTTTTCTTCTGTTAATTCCTCTGCTTTAATAATATGCACTTCTTTTAGTCCAGCTTCTTTACAAGCCTTTAAACGCATATTTCCACCGAGCACAATCATATCTTCGTTAACTACAATAGGTCGTATCTTTAGCATCTCTGGAAACTCCTTAATTGACTTAACAAGTTTGTGAAACTTATCGTCTTTAATCAATCTTGGATTGTCTTTATTTGCTTTTACTTTGCTTATTTTTACTAACTCAATATTCATAGTTCTCTTAATTCGTTTTCTAAGTCTACTCGCTTCTTCTTGTTAACGTTTAAGCCTTGCTCTTTACAATACGTTTTAAACTCTCCCCACTTTTGTGGCACTCCTTTAAACTCGGTTAGTTTTTCTTGCGCTAAGTCTGTCTCTAACTTAATCCAGTTACGCAAGTCAACCATCATTCTTTTTATACATGGGGAGCAACCTTGTTCAATTGGTCTAATATCGTGGTCGGCAGTACCGTAAATTTGTACTCGCTTATCCTTTCTTAGGTCGTCGTATACCTTGCTCATTTTTAACCTAACAGAATAGGACGGCATACAGTTTTTGTTGAGGTATAAGTCTACGTATTCTTTGTACGGCTCAATCTCTTTTAAAAAGTCCATTATCTTAGTAGTTTAGTTTGCGTAATACCGTAAAACAATGGTAACGATAAAAGGTAAATATAATGAAAGTCGAACCCCTTTATACTTATAACCACTAGGAAGGTAATTAAGCCTATCCAGTAGGATAAACAAAAGACGCAATTAAAAGGCTTATAATCTAATTTAGTGCCATGTATTAACTCAATCGCTACACGTTCGTAAATGTAAAGGAATGTAATCTGTATTAAAATTATTGGTATCATGTTAGTTTATTTTTAGTTTATTTAGTACTTTATTAAATCTTCTTTTTGCACACGCTCGGCTTACTCCTATTCGACTTTCTACCCAAGAGGCATTTAAGTCCATTTCTAGGAAAGCATCTAGCCAGAGTTTATCGGTGTGACTTATATTAGCCTCTTCTATAATATCATTGAGAAGTTTAATATAGTCGTTTTGTGGCTCAATTGCGAAATCTTTATCGTCTATGTATATCTGAGATTTTTGTTTATTGTGTATCGCTCTGGATTGATTTAGGGCTATAACAAAAATGTAACTTATTATTTGCTTCTTAGACGATTTTTTTAATTTGAAGCGGTTTTTGTGTAGTTTTAAAACAACGTCATGAGCCAAATCTTCGTGTTCCCTTTGGCAAATGCTACGACTTATTCTCAGAATATCTGGGTAGTATGTCTCTATTAAGTCGTTCATTTAATTTACTGTGTGTTTGCGGTCAATCTAAGCATAAAAAAAACCCTAAGCAATTAAGCAAAGGGTTTCTTATCAACATTAAATTAACAATAGTTAGAACGGCAAGTCGTCCGCTTGTGGTTCTGCTACCGTTTCTTGGGTTTGTTCTTTGCTACACTTCCAAGATGTTAGGCTTGTATAGTATTTACCTTGATACTCGTTAGTCCTTACGTTAAACTCAACCTCTGCGCTATCTCCTACTTTGTTATATTTTAAGAAGTTGTCGAGGTGTTCTAAGTGGTCAGCACCTTTATACATCTCAAAAGAATAAAAGTTATTATATTGCTCTGCGCTCGTTAATTGATAGCTGAGAGATTTAGCACCGTTATCGTGTTCTTTAACTTCGCTTATGCTAGTTATTTTTCCTTTTACTTTGTAACTCATAATTTACTTGTTTTTATTTATTATTTTATTTGTATATTCTTGTTCGTATTCGTTGCATAGTTCAATACGCTCTATTATTTGGTTCTCTAGTTCTAAGTCACGTTCAAACTTTTTAACCGTTACTCTTAACTCAGCGTCAATACCCTCGACTAGATGAGGCGTTAAGTTGGTCTCGTATTGGAGTAACTCGTCTGGAGTCTCTACCAGGCAATAAGCTAACTCTGCAAAAGGCTTATCGTAAAGCATCATGTAACCTCTTAACTGCCATTCGTAGTCCTTGTTATTTATTTCTTCCTCGGTTGCTGGGAATGTCTCCGCAGACCAAGAGGTTTTAATATCTATTATAAGGTCGTCTGCGTTAATATCGCACTCTCCAGTTATCCAGTCGTTAGAAAGTCGAACGTCATTCTTTATATGGTTAGTAAAAAAGACTTCGTTGTATAGTTCGATAGACTTATCTTCTAGCTGAATCCCTTTACTTAGATACTTTGAACTTATGTAAGTGTTATATCCGTATAGCTTTTGCTTAACTAGGCTCTCTATTTCGCTCTTGCAGGTCTTAGAGAGTAGGTCTGTTTTACTTCGTGAGTTGGTCATTATTTTACCCAGCGAAGAACATCTAATTATCATAACTTAGAAAGTTCTTGCGTTTGCTCGTCAGTTAATTTAAAAGTGGAAATAAGTAAGTCGATAGAAGTATTACCGCTTTTAATCGATTCTAAAGCTTTAATAAATCTGTCGTCGCTTAATACCTTCTTTGTGGGTTTAGATGGTTTAGATGGGTTACTAGCTAGGTTAGCGTCATTATCTATGTCAGTTACTAAGCGAAGCGCACAAGATAAAGAATAGCGGCGGTAATAAGTAACGCCAGAGCCATAGGCTTGGTATTCGTTCATCCCTTTTAAAGTTGCTTTTGGTATTCTAGTAATTGACTCTAACGTTTCGCCAGAATCGATATGGAAAATAATGGTTTTAATCTCGTCGCCCTCTTCGCACGAGTTTAATAGTTGCGTTACTCCTAAGCCATGCTTGTCTAGTAGTGGGTTAATTACTCCAAAGATAGTAGGAAGGTCAGCGTAAGAGTAGCCATAACCTTTGGTAGCTTTGTGAATAGTTGGTACTTCGTTTTGAAATTTGGCTAACGCCTTAAATAGATGTTTCATAATTATTTATTTTTTGTTAAGTTGTAAATTTGATTCTTTAGTTTTTCGATTGAGTCGGTTAAGTCGATTAAGTCAGATTTAGCGGCTATGGCTTTTTGCTTCCAGTAGTTACGCTCTCTAAGCATTAAATCGAATTTATGCTCCCATTGTTCGATAATTGATTCTTCTGTTTTCATAATTTATTTTTTTAGCAAATATAAGGTTTTTTATTTAATCACTCGGTATTTGTTCGGTTATATGTTTAATAAATTTCTCCATATAGACAGAATAGAACTCTTCCTTAGTCTGTAATGTAGACGTCTTTTTCCATAGCACAAATAGACTATTTCTTAATCTTTGGCTCTTGGTCTTGCCGTTTACTTCTATGTCAACTGCGTCTAGTTCTTTAATCTCTGCCGTTGTTAGTTCTCCAAAAGCTTTAAAATATAATAGACCATTGTTAGAAAGTGCTTTATCTATCTCCATAAACTCTTCAGAGGTTTGTTCTAGTTCGGTAACAAAAGTTAAAGAAACGCTTTTATCTGCTTTTCTATTCGCTCTTGTTAATATACATTGTCTTAGTAGTTTCATATCCTTAATTCATCTCGTTATAGCCTTCAATTAATAAGTGCTTTACTCTTTCCTCTTGACTAACTGTTAATTCAATTTCGTAGCCATCACCATAATCAATAAAATGTAGTTTAAAATCATCTATATAATTGCCACCGCTTTCTTTTTCGTAGCTATCTTCCCAAACTAGGTAGTAACAAAATCTAGCCGAGAAAGTCATACCGTTATCTAGCGTAAATTGCTCGTCAAAGTAAAACTTGTCTAAGCCATCTACGTCTATTTTATTAACCTTCGTGTGAGGGTTTAGTAGAATCTCTAAATTGTTTTGCAGTTGTTTCTGGTTCATAATATTCGGTTTAGGTATTGGTGTTCCAAATGCGTGTTCAAAATCTTCGTTTATTCCTTTAAAAAATGTGTTTCCTAGTAGTGACATAACTTATTTTTTTACTTCGTAATAACTACCGCTTTGCGTTCTTAGAAAATCTTTCCAATCTTCATTTGTGTTATTGTCGCATTCGTTAAATTCGTTTTGACTCATTTGTAATGTTCTGAATTTTGCGCTTTCTTTTATGATAGTGAAAGTTCTTTTTGATTTATTTGAAGTTATTTTCATTTGTCTATTTTTTTAATTGTTTTTGCTTGTTATTATTTTAATCGTTCTACTCTCCACATTCAAACAAATAAATATAAGCCTCGTCAATTTCTTTTGATGTCATTTCTAATAAGTCTTTTTTATCTTGTTCATTGTGGGTATCTTCAACGTAATTTAAAATATACGCTAACTTTTGATTTGTTGATAATTCATTTAATTTGATTTTCATTTGTCTATTTTTTTAATTGTTTTAAAATGGGGGAATCTCACCCCCTTGTTTTTTATTATATTCTTTGCATTGTTGCCTTAATTTTTAATGTTGAATTGTCTGTTAATTCATAAACGTGTTTGTTTTTGAAAAACTTTTTAAGGTTGTCTTCAGTATAGCTACCAATATAAGCAATACCAATTTGATAAAACAAAGTAAAAGATTGTTCGTCTGATGTCAACCTTATTGATTGCATTCTATTGCTTTTATTTGGTTTGAAAGTTTTAATTTTTTCTTTTGCAAGTTTTAATAATTCGATACTTGGTTTTAATCTTGATAAATTTTCCATTTGTCTATTTTTTTATTTTTAAAAATTAATTTATACACAAATCTAATATAATTTTGTTAATAACTACTATTATTTTAACTTTTTTATTTTTTCTTTATAAATTACTTTGAGTTCAATTAGTTCTAGAACGCTATAATGACGCTCGATTAAACGGTCTTTTATAAGTTGGTTAAACTTATCCTCGCCTATTCTTATGGGTAGGTTAATAGTGTACTCGTTTAGGTTTCCATGCTTATGCTGGTTACAATGAACGCATTGACCGAAAACGTTTTGTTCTGAGAATCTTAGATTTTTATAACTACCTACGGGGAAATAATGCCCAGCGTCAAACTTACCCGTCAAAGGTCGGTTACAACTTATGCAAGGCTTATCTTTATCTCTGAGACGAATGAAAGTATTAAAAACTTTTTGCAGTTCCTTCTCATAGTCTTGTTTAGTCTTTTGCTTTTCTTTGGCTGCCTTTTTTCTTTGCTTCCACTCCTTCGCTTCTTTCTTTTCCCTCTCTTTTTTAGCGTTTTGCCAGGCGCACTTTGGAGAGCATAGATACTGGAGAGGTCTTAACTTTTGGAAAACCTCTCCGCATTCTTTGCACTTTCTTTTGTTTAGCTTCATTTGTCCATAAGCAACAAAAAAGACGAGCCTAAGTCGTTATCAATTTCTTTTATTGCTCTGTATATTTTTCGGCTATTCTTTTTACCTTCTTCTATTTCTGCCTTTGTTGAATCTGAGCCTTGGTGAGCGTATATTTTCGCATCTATTCGTAATAGTTCGTCTATCTTTTTCTTGTCGTCCCACGTTTTAAAGTTTAGAATCTTCTCAATATCTTTTAAATCGTACATAATTTATTTATTTGTTTCTGTTTTTAGTTTCTCTATGTATAAAGTGGCATCCATTAACTCTTCTTGAAGATGCGTTAACCACTCGTTTAAGCTGAGGTCGTCTCTTTCCATTGTCTTATTATACTTTTTAATCCCAACCTCTGACCTTTGTTGGTATTTGTCAATGACTGATTTAACTATCTTATCTTTCATCTTTGCTTTGGCTTTAATTCACTAGACCCATAAGCCGTATAATTAGGCTTCAAGATTTTAACATCCTCACAAACGCCCAGCTTCGGCTTGTTGTTTACTGGGTCAATCAAGAAATCAATAGAGTTTTTGTACCTCTTATTCATTGTATCGTGTATTGTCCACATTCCGTTAATTTGTGGACAAGTTTTCGATAGAACCAGTATTGTATCTCCGAACTCGTAAAGCCCTCTGAAACCTTCTGGATGAATTCCTTGTCTGTACTCGTCCCATATTAAGTCTCTTGACAAAGCACACCATCTTATTTCCTTGTTTTTCAATTTAACTGGGTCAATAACAGAGCCGTCGGCGGTTGTGAACGGGTCGTTGTCGCATTGCTTTGCTTCGCAGTAGTAAGTAGTAGCTCTGTCTAGCTCAATAAACGGTGTTGGCTTAACGTTAGCCAATAATATAATTAGTAAGTATTTCATTTTTCTTTTTTATTAGGTACAACTTCAAACAAATCCTCGAACATCTTGGAAGCCATTTCTTTAGAATAATAAGTCACCACTCTGTCCATTGTCTCGAAGGTCTCCTCATCCGTTTCAAAGGCTTCGTTTATTAAATCGTATGTCTTATTCTTTAAGGCTTTAATATACTTATTCGTCGCTCTTTTAAATTCCCTCACATAAAGGTTTTGGACGCTTATATCGTCTAGGGTATCGTGAAGGGCTGACGCTTGGAATAAAGCGAATAGTAATTTAGACTCGTCTTTTAAATCTTTCATAGTTCTAAAGTTGTTTGATGTGAATTATTTGATTTGTGTATACCTTTGGCGGTGTTAAATATTGTAAGCCCAGCTTCGTAGTCTACTAGATTTCTAGCAATTTTCTGCTTGGTTTGGTTTCCTTTGTAACTTGATAAATCTATTTGATGGAATTTTAATAAGTCTAAATACTCATTCCCTTTTTTTGAAATTTCAATTGGCTTTCTTTCTGATAGCTTATTAGGTAAGTTAAAGTTTGACCAATACAAATGTCGTCCTCTCTTATTAGCGGGAATTAAAGGCTTATAGTAAGGTATAACATTTTCAACCACATATTTACCTTTAAAATAATGCTTTAGTAAAATTATTTCTTGATATAGCTTCATATCAGAATATACTACATTATAATTAACTTCTGTGTTTTGGTGGTAATGGGCTTTTTGATGTCTGATTTGTGAATGTGTTGGGCAAGGAGGACTACTCCAGATAAAGTCGAACTCTTGGTAGTGGTCTAGTAAGTATTGGTGTGCATCTGCCACAATTACCGTATCATTTGGGAATCGTTCCTGGTATAGTCTAGCTAGTTCTGGGTCAAGTTCTACGGCGGTCACTTCGCAGTCAGTCCACTTTAGTCGGTTGCCTCCTAAACACGCATAAAGATTCAGTACTTTCATAATGATTTTTTTGTTAAAGTTAATATAATTATTTAATGTTAAAATCTATTTTGTTCGTTTTCTTTAATTAGTTCTATCTCTGCCGTAAGTTGTGCCACCTCTTTACGCAGTTGTCTACATTCGTTGTTTACGTTATTGTAAGAGACTTTTAAATTGTATAAACTACTTAGGTTAGTTTCTTCTAGTTCGCTCTTTTTAAATAACGCATCTAGCAATTTCTTTTTAACTTCTAATGTAGAATCAACTTGTAATTTGCTTTTTTTTAGGTCTGCGGTTAATTCTAAGCCGCTTTTAACTACTTTCTGTAGTAACTTACTACTGAACACAAAACAGTCCATTAAATCGCTTGTACTTAATTTATGCCTATCGTTAAAATGTGCGAGGACTTTTTCGTTGTAAATTATTAATTTCTGAGTTTCAACGTTCATAACTTTGTTTTTTTTAAAATGGTGCTTTGTTTTCTGTATAAAAATCTTTATTTAAAGGCAGAGGCTTTTCAACTCTTACGTCTGTTTTTATATTTTCTCCGCTTAAAGGGTCAGACCACTCTAGCGGCTCTGCGAATGCTTCTTTTCTAACGTAAATTCTAAAGCCTAAAAGATTCGCTTTCGCCTCTAAGATAATAGGATTTTCTTTAAAACTTGGTTTTCCTCCAGTTTTTGTGGTTTTTACTTTGTTTATATGCCACTCGGTCTTCATCCACTCGGTAGGGTGTTGAGTGTATCTGTGTATCGTAATAAACTGGTCGCAACGGTTAACAAATTTACCGCCTCCCTCTATGTCAGCAGATAGCAAAGGGATAGAATAGTTTTCGTAATTATGTCCTCTTGGATGGGTTTTTCTTAGTGCTTCAGTTACTCCATGCGCCAGAATATAAGTAGAGATAAAATTCTTTTTGCACCATATTCGAAGCTCAGACATTACTTGATAGTCGTATTCGTGCCTATTTCCAGTTATTGACTCGTCACGCCCTAAAGAGTTGTAAGGGTCAATTACTAAAGCGTTAGGCTTAAAGTCGTGAGTAGCAAATAGATTCTCGGTAACGCTTAGTATGTCTCTATGGTTCATTAATCGCTTATTTTCTTCGAAGAACTTATCCGAATCAAAGAATTTAAAATGTTCGTTTAGCCAGTAGTTAGCATAGTTAAAATCTAAATCGCTTAAATCTATAACTTTTTTAGCGGTGTATAAAGATATAATGTCGTCTTTAATTGAGCCTATGTCATTCTCACTTGAAAATATAGCAAACTTTAAGTCGTGTTTAATAGCTAGGCAGGTAAAATAGTAAAGTATAGATAAAGTTTTACCGACGTTTGCATGACCAGCCATTACAACTAAATCGGTATTCTTAAATCTTAAATACTCGTCTATTGGTGCGTCTATTCCTAAACCTAGTTTAAAAGTACCGTTTCTTATTTTTTCTAAGTGGTTAAGTCCAGCGGTTTCTTTGTATATCATTTTAGTCAAATAGTTTTGTAAAAGGTATGTAAGATTTTTTTGGTCTTTTAGATTCTTTTTTTAGCCAGTTCTTAGCGGTTAAATATAGCGATTTATATTTTTTGTTCTGAGCAAAGTTTTCAATACTATCTAAAATTCTGTCAATTGTCTCTTTTTCATATTCAACTTCTAACTTTTTAAAGTCGTTCATTGATAATTTTAAATGCAAAAACTCACGATATAAATTCTCTTTACTTTCTTTTCTATTTACTTTCTTTTCTTTTGCTTCGCTATAGGCTTCGGGTAAGGCTTCGGGTAAGGCTTTGCTATAGGCTTTGGGTAAGGCTTTCAATAGGCTTGTTTTTGGTTTGCTTTTTTTACCTCCACTTCTACCGCCTCTAGCTAACTTGAGCCTAGCTTCGCAACTAGGAATAAATAAAATATTTTCCTTAATTTCGATTAGCTTTAAATCGGTTAAAGTTGCTAAAATTGTTTCCAGTTCGTCTTGAGTAGTCGCAAACTTTCTAGCCCATAGTCTATAATTTATTTCGGTTGTATTATCGTTCATCATAGACATATCTATTAACTCTCGATATAGCCCCCTTTCAATTAATGTTAATTCGAATACTGCGTCACTATTTCCCCAATCTTTAGGATACCACGTGTAACCAAGTTTAGCCATAATATTATTTTTTTAAGTGGCAAAAGCCCTACTCCCCTAGCCACGTCGAAAGGCGTTAGAGAGTAGAGCTTTTAATAATTTTCTTGTAAGTTCGACGTTACTTAGAATTGCAAATATAACGTATTATTTTAACTTATAATAAATTAATAAGATTATTTTCGTATATTTAAAAAAAAGAGTATTAATTAATTTTCTAAGATGGATAAAAATAGGGTGCAAGAACTTTATAAGGAGTTAAACAACCTTACTCAAGTAGCGAAAAAGATAGCCGAAGAAGAGGGTATAACTTATACCGATTCAATGCGGCGAAACGTGTCTCGTATTATGTCTAAAATAAACAACAGAGGTATATTTGAAGAGTGCGAAGACGTAGGAATAGACCCTAACCAAGTAAAGCATTATTGGTATAAAGGAAAGCACTACTCTATTAACGTAAAAGGCGAAGATAATAGCAAAGAGTTAAACTTTGATAGTGTTATTTCTGAGTGTATGGAAAGCTATACGCCTATTGATAAGTCTTATTTATCAGAGGACGACGAGGTTATAGACCGCTTAGTCTGGACCGACGTTCATACTGGAATGGATGCCTCTCGTAAAGGTCTCGCTCTTTACCCTACCGAATGGAATAGCGATATGTTATTCGATAATATTCGTTTAATGGCTGAGTTTGTTTTAAAGAATAAACAAAGTAATATACTTTACATTGACGAACTAGGAGACTTTATGGACGGTTGGGACGGAGAAACAACTAGGAAAGGTCATAAGCTACCGCAGAATATGACTAACGAGGAGTCTTTTGATAACGGTTTAAAGGGTAAGATATTACTTATAGATTTGCTTTGTAATCATTTCGATAAGATTGTTTGTAATAATATTTGCGAAGATAACCACGCTGGTGCATTTGGCTACGTTGTTAACTCAGCTTTTAAACAAATAGTCGACCATAAATACACAAACGTCGAGGTAATAAACCATAAAAAGTTTATCAACTTCTATCAGATTAAAAACAGAATGATTGTTTTAACTCATGGCAAAGACGCACGAAATTTGCGCTTTGGTTTTAAGCCTCATTTAGATAATAAGCAAATAGAAAAGATAGACCAGTTCTTTAAGAACTACGATATTTATAAGAAGTGCAAATATATAACCTTTTCAAAAGGAGATAGTCACCAAGCACTTTTCGACTTTGCAAGTTCTGACGACTTCGACTATAATAACTATCCAGCTTTTAGCCCGTCTAGTGAATGGGTGCAAACTAATTTTAAACGAGGTCGTCGTGGCTTCGTATTAGAACACATTAAAGACAACGGCTCTAGAGTTGTTTATGAAACGTATTTTTTTGAAAAACTTAAATATTAATTATGAGAGATATAGATTACATTGTTATCCATTGCGCCGCAACTATGCCGTCTATGGACGTACCAATCGAACGAGTAAAGAAGTGGCACTTAGATAGAGGCTGGTCTGACATTGGTTACCATTACTACATTACTAGAGACGGCGAGATACACAAAGGGAGAAAGTTGTCTACCATTGGAGCGCACGTTAGAGGGTATAATAGTAAAAGCATAGGGATTTGTTATGAGGGCGGTATTAATGAAAGTGGAGAGCCAGAAGATAATAGAACAAAAGCGCAAAAGAAGTCTTTATTAAAGGTTGTTCAGATTTTAAAGTTTGTATTTTCGGGCGCAATTGTGCAAGGTCATAGAGACTTTCCAAACGTTAACAAGGCGTGTCCAAGTTTTGATGCAAAAAACGAATATAGAAAGATATGAAAAAAGGAAAAGGAAGATTAAAGAAATGGCTAAAGGAGAACGGTAAGAACGCCTTAGGTGGCATCTTAGATACTATCGGAGAAAATACTAGTATACCTATTGCTAGTAAATTAATAGAGGGTATAGGCGAGTCTTTAATGGACGACAAAGAAATAACCGAAGAAGATAAAAAAGAGTTAGCCGAGATTATTAAACTAGAACTACAAGAACTAGAAATAATCGAAAGCAATTTAACCGATAGGTGGGTAGCCGACGTTTCAAGCGATAACAAACTAGCAAAAACTGCAAGACCGTTAACGCTTCATTTTATTAGTTTATTATTATTATCTTATTTTGTTACGGGTTATTTTGGCATTCATTTACCTAGTGAATATACCAGCTTATTAATCGTGATAGTTCCAACGGTTTACGGCGGTTATTTTGCGCTTAGAGAATTTGGTAAACATTCGCAAAGAAAAAACAACGGTATTAAATAAATAAAGTTATATTTGCATTGCGTAATCTGATTCATTGCGCTTTTCATAACTATTTTTTCCTCTCTACGATTGATTTTGTAGGGAGGTTTTTTTTGTTAATTACTTTTAATTCTTATATTTGTTCAAAAGTAAATTATGACAAAAAGTAAAATGATTCAAAACGTAGTCGCAGAACTACAAAAAAAAGAAGATATAAGCGAGGTAATTGTCTTAGGTTTTATTAATGAGTATAAAGCATTTTACGAAATGAAAAACGAATACGGCGAGGCTTTATTCACTCGAATTGATTTTGAAGACAGAGTTAAAAGAGTTTTAGGTTTGCAAGGAGTTGACCTATCCGAAAAAAATAGAGAGCCAGACAGAGTTTTAGCCCGTGCAATTATGTATCTTTATTATAGGTCTAAAGGTTTAACCCTTACGAAAATTGGAGATAAGTATAACTGTTGTCACGCTACCGTCTTGCATGGTATGCAAATGGTTAAAAATCTACAAGAGGTTAAAGACAAAGTCCTTATTAATTTACTATCAGAGGACGAAACTATTTTAGATGGACTATAACAACGACTTCAAATATGATTTAAAAGTAGGTCAAGCCAAAGAAGAAGAGCTCGGCAAAATATTTGATTCTAAAAAAATAGAAGTAAAATACGATTTAAAAGCCTTAAAGACTGGCAACGTTTTTGTGGAATACGAAAGTAGAAATAAACCTAGCGGAATATCCACGACTCAATCAGACTACTATTGCTTTTGCTTTGGCAAAACTTACCATATAATCGAAACAAGCGATTTAAAAGACCTTTGTAGAAAGTACGTTAATACGAATAGAGATGTAAGGGGAGGCGATAATGATACGTCTAAAGGCGTTCTACTCCCAATAAAAGAATTGTTTAATTAACCCTCTCTAAAGAAGTAAGCCTAACGTCGAACCGCTCTATTAAAATAGTGAGTTTTTGATTTGATTCTATTAACGACTTTTGATTTTCTTCAAACTCTTTTATACGAATTTCGGAGAATTTTCTATCTCTTTTGTAAAGCGAAAGCAATAAGAAAATAATAAGCGACAATAACCCAGCAACTATTGACGCTGGAAACCAACCGCCGTTATCGCTTACTTGATTTATTAACTCTATCCCTTCTGTTACGTGTTCTGGTTTCATTGTTGTAAAATTAGATTTCGTTATCGCTTACTAAATAAGTACCACCAGCTAAAGAAATAGAAATATTAGAAAAATCGGAAGCGTCAACTTGCCCGTAAATATAGTCTACACCGTCAACAGATTTTTCGACTTTGTTAGTTATCAAATCGCTTAATTCGTTTGCTTTGGTAAACTCGTCTACTCTTATTTTTATATACATATATTTTTTTATAAACCTAGTTCAGCTAATGTAAACGTTCGACAAACTATCGCCTTATATGAACTACCTTGCGAAGCTAGAGAAGTACCCGTATTAAGAAAGTATAAACCTACCGTAGCACTATCCGAAGTACTACACCACATTCTGTCTGAGGTAGTTAAATAAGCAATATTAAGCGGAGCGTAGTTAAAGAAATCTCTATTGATTCCTAAGTTTTGAATGTTATTCATTTGCTTATAGTTGCAAATATACCAATCACTATAAGAGCCTCTAGTATAAGGTTGCCCAGCTAGTTGAGTTGTTAGATTCGCATTTGCATTTGGAACTCGATAATAACCTAAAACCGTCTCGGCTACTTGATTCCAGGTAGACCAGTCTATAACTTCGTCAGAGGCGTAAACTTGCGTCCCTAGGCTATCCGTAAATCTATTAGCATCTACTCCAAAACCGTTATTAAAATCTAGCGTTGAAAAGTCAACACCTCGACCAAAAGCTAAAGTACCGTCGTCTCCAGTTCTTAAAGAGGTTGCGCCCGTTTTAAATATGTCAGCCGTATTCAAAGGCGTTACTGGGACAATTGGGTTAGGTATCTCAACAATACCGCCAACGATAGTGCCAACGGGAGTACCGTTTTCGTATTCTACTGGAACGTCTAAAGTACCACCACTAGCAACAGAGTTAAAAGCTGAACTATTAACTGTAACATCTGCGTCTGCGCATGGCGTATTCGGTACTACTATTTTTTTAATATTCGCCGTATCTATTGTTAGCGTACCAGTAGGCGCGTCTAGTTCGGTTACTACTTGAATATTTAACGTTTCTCCGCTAGGCGTTACTATCGCAGTTGGCGCACCTTGAAATTGCGTGTTAACTGGGTCGTCGGTCGTAGTATATCTATACTCACCGCCACTTGCAACGTCTTCGACAAAGACCTCATCTTCATAAATAGATACGGGAGCGCAAGAAGTAGGAGTCGGAGGCGTTACGCCCGACATTGGAATAGCGCATTTATTATAGCGAAAACCTTGATTTAATCTAAGGTCTACAAAGCAACCCGTAACTCTATCCGAAAGTTCGTCTTCTATCGGTTGAATTGAACTAGACTTAACCAAGTTAATACTATAATAGTCAACGTCTTTCTCCCAAAACGAAAGCAAGTCTAAAGCGCATTGAATCATATCGCTCTTAACCTCGTTTAAATTCGTCTCAATCTTATCGCCTTCTCTATCTTTTAACGTTGCTACTTGGTTAATAAAATAAACTCTAAACGAAAAAGTCATTTCGTTCTCGCTTACGTTTATCGGTAAGTCTTCCATCCACATTAAAGGATAAGAGAACCAGTCTTGTTTATCGTGTAAAACTATGTCGGAGTTCTTACCGTTCCCGAACGTTTTTATCTGAAAGTGATTGTCGGCAAAGTCCTTGTTTAGTTTTATTATCTGGTTGTAGCTTTGCATAGTATTTCTTTATCTTCTTGTCAATTGTTTTGAAACTACCCTTCATTCGAATATAAAAATTTATTGCACTTTCTATATGGCTGACCTAAGTAAACCGATACGCTAGGATTTAAACTGTCTGCCATTAAGTCGTCGCTATCAATCACTTGTAAAAACTTAGGAAATAGCGTTTGATTAGCTAACAAATAAGAAGTAAGTCTCCCAGAGAAAAACTCCGCTTTTGCCTTCATTCTATTCTCTATTCTTGCTAGTTCTTTTGTCCCTATTGGCTGAGAAAATGTAGAGTTATTAGTAGCGGTTGACTTGTTTCTAAAGTTAAATAATAAAGGTATTTGTAACTCGTATAAACACCAATACATTAAAGTATCGGCAATGTAATCATTCACTAAAATTAAGTCGTTTCCAGCTATTGTCCCAGCTTCTATTTTTGCGGTTAAATCTTCATACAATAAAGTACCTAAAAGCGTTTGAATGTATTGAGTTTGACTCTGCCAAATAGTAGGGAGTATTTTCTTCATATCGACGTTGTCGTCAATTTGGCTATTTTCTTTTATAAACTTCTCAGATATAAATAAAACTCTACTCATTTTCCTTATTGTTTTTTTCTAGTTACTAAACGTTGCTCCCAAATATGACGACAGAACGGCGTGTGTATAGCTGGTTCAGAACCTTTAATAGTTTTCCAGCCTCCACGACTTCTAAAAACATCTAAGCCCATACCGTTATTCATTGCGTTAATGTCTTCAATCGTCCAAGATTTAAAATTACTTTGACCTATTAATCGAACGCAGAACGGGCGACTCGTTGGTAATAAACTACCGCCAGAAGCTTCGTCAGAGCGAACCACGTATTTATACACTACAAAGAGTTCGTCTTCTTTTGAGTCTACTTTGCCCTTTTCAGTTGGTGCGCCTTCTTCGTTTAGTAATCCTTCTACCTTTAATTCTGCGATTGCTTCGTTATAATCTTCTTGACTTATGTTTAACGACTTCCAAATGTCACTAGCTGGTACTCCCGTTATAATCATTCTCAGAATGTTAATAGACAACTTAGATGCGAATTGCTCAACGTATTCCTTTGCTTTACTAAAAGCGTCCTCTGTGCTTAGAATTGCACTTTGTCGGGAATCTACAACGAATAACTCGTCGTCGTTAATACCGCAATTTTCAAACATCTGTATAAGTTGTTCGTCGTCGCTCTTGCTCATTACTTCGATAACCTCTGGAGTAGGTGCAATCTCTTTAGCCGCATCTAAGTTAATTAATTCTCTAATCTCGTTCTTAGTCATTGTATCTAGTACCTTAGTAGCCAACAACGGCGACAAGCTAGACAACGCATCCGCTACTATATTCTTCTCAAGTGAACTACTTCCAAGTCCAGCCATCTTTCGTAACTCGTCAGTAGTCGCAATTTGTAGTAACGTCTGTTCCGACATTTGAGCCTTAATAGGTTCTTTTTGTAGAATCTCGACTTTGCCCGTTATGCCGTTTTGAAGTAAAAGACTAGAAAAATAATCCTCAAATATCTGTTGTTTTCCTTTTACGTAGTCGTGCGTCCAGCCTTCAATAGCTACCCGTTTCTCGTCGGCGTTATTAGAAAAACCGTTATCGCCTTTCAAGCCTACTATAACTGGGTCAACCCCATGACCCGTATAAATCTCATCTCGTATAGAGTTGTTAAGGTTTAAGAATCTGTCGTCTTGACCGTTAGGACTTATTGGCGTTATTTCAACTCCGCTCTCTTTATCTTCGTTAAAAGATATCATTGATTTACCAGCCGAATCCGTCCCATGAAATGTATCTTTATACATTCTAGTAATCTCGGCTTTCTGTTGCTCTGACGGTTGACCACTATTGAAGTTCACTAAAAATCCAGACGAAAAACCAGACTTTACATTGTTATAAGTAAAGTTTGAGATTTGATAATCGGAAGCAATATAAGGTACTGCGGCGACGTATTCGGGCAAAGGATAAACGCCTAAATCTGGTCTATATTCTTTATAATAAAGTAAATATCTCTTATCTTTTTCACCTTCTTCGCCGTATTTAAACGGGTAAAAGATTGTAAAGTCTGGATTGTTTCGTGGCTTTCTAGCCGACCAGTCGCAAGTATAATAGTATACTGGGTCTTTATACCTGCCTTCTTCTTCGTTCCATTCTTGTTTTGATACTCTAATTTTTGAGAAGTCAATATGGTAAGGAGTTACTCCTTCGTTACCTCTATTGTATATAATTTCATTGGCGAAGCCACCTTGTAAAACTAAGTCTTTCGCAGTCTTTTCGAGTACCCTAGAATCTTCTAATTTTGCTACAAAAGTAGTACCTTTAATATAGTCGGAAGTTACGCTATTCGTTCTTGAATCGTATCGCAATCCACGACCAACAATGTAAGACGATTTCTTATTTACAATTGTGTTGTGCTTTGCGCTTGAATTGTAGAGGTGAATTAAATAGTCTGGATATAAATTTCTCCAGTCTATATCGTCACCATAAAGCACCCAATCGACATTGTTTTTCTCCTTAAAGATTGGAGTTTTGTGTGCGTCGAATTTGGTTAGCTTTCCCTTCCCGTCTAAAAAGTAGTTAAATCGGCTCATGTACTTTATATGTTATTGTGTTTTCGTGCTGAATATACTGGCTAGTCTCGAAGTCTGCGAGTAACATTATACCTCTCTCTACGATATTACCGCTCAAAGAAGTATCTAAGTTTGTGGTGCTTGTTTGTTGTCTTATAATATAGTGATAACGCCCAGCGTTAAAAAGGATAAGAGAACTATTTAAACGGTCATCCGTACCCTCAGTAATATTGAACAAATTAGACCTATCTCTAGCCGCTCCAATAGTACTAACGTCTTGACAGATACAAGTATTTGACTGCTTAGTACTATCAGAGATAAACTCAAATAGATAAATAGGGCTACTTATCGTTGTTTTCTCCTTTAGTGTTAGGCTTACGTTTTGGTTTAGCTGACTCTTTTTTAGCTTCATCTTCGAATATATCTAGTCCTATTTTTTTATACAACTTTTCGTTCCCTTCTTTTATTACAAAAGTACCGTATCTTTTAACAAAACAAGTTGCACCTATAAATTCCTTTTTGATTTTCATACGTAAAAAAAATTATAAGAGAGGCGACTATTAATCAACCTCTCTTAAAGGTTTATTATCCTATACTCAATCCAGCGACTACTGTAGAGTCGATAGAGTAAGGAGCGTTTCCAGAACGAGCCGTAAACGTCAAAGTATAGCCGTTTGAATCGTTCATAGTTGCGCCCGTTTGAGCGACTCTAGAATTAAGGTCTGCGCCTTTTTCAAGTCCAGCAATAAAGTAAACTCCGTTGTTATCTTTATAGATAATCACGTTAGGCTTTCCAGCTAAAAGTTTGAACTCTGTATTTTTAGTATTTGATAGTTTCTGAATCATTGCAGTAATTACCGCCTCAGAGATTTGGTTTCCGTTTTCTACTGTTGTAGTTATAACCGCATTAGCAGTTTCTTTCTTCATCCAATAGCGGTAGAAGTCAGTAGCCGCAACTTGCGCTAAAGCAGTAACCTCTCCAGCTACTACGGTATAGGTATCTATTTCGTCAAGTCGTCCAACTAAGAACTCACCTGCTTGTATTCCTCCCAATCCATCAGAGCATTCCTCTAGAAACGAGGTTGTTAATACACATGGCATATTTTAAAAGTTTTAAAAAGGAAGGAGCGTCAACCCCTTCCTAAATGATTAAATAATTATACTAAAGTGAACTCTACCACTTGGTCAGTGAAGAAAACTTGACATCCTCTAGTCCATTCAGCATCTACTAAGATTTTCTTATTAGTTACTGGGTCTAATCTAAAGTCAAAATCAGAATCATTCTCTCCGTCCATACCGATTACTAGGTTAGAAGGGTAAGTTAAGATAATTCTGTCTGTTCCTCTTAAACCGTAAGTTGGACGGATTTTAACGTCTGTCCCGTAATACAAAGTATCACCATCTTGGCTTACATAGTGGAATAAGTTAGCCGCTTTTAAAGCTGAGATATAAAGGTCATAAACTGATTTAGGCACGTAAATTACTGCGTCTTCTCTTTCAGAAAGTTCTTCGGGTCTTGATAACCAAATTCCCTCTAAAATAGCTAATACGTTTCCAGCAGTAATTCCAGTTCCAGAAGTTACACCGCCAGTGTTACCGTCAACTGCGTCAGCAGATGCGTCGATTATTTTTAACCAACCGTCGTATTTGTTTTTGTTTGCAGAACCAGAACCAGTATCTCCAGTCCAATCTGCAACGTCAGTAGCTTGTAACCACTTAGCGTTCTTCTCTGCAAAGTATACCGCCGCAATTTCTTCGGGCATTACTTGTTTACCTTCTAAAGTTCCTTGCTTCAATAAGATTTGAGTCCACTTGTTACGAAGGTCAGAAAGACATAAGTCTTCGCTAACTGCGATAGGCGCTACTGTGATAGTTTTGTCTGTGAATGCAGTTGCTCCACTTGCAGTTCTAGAACAGTTGTCGCCGTCTTGGAATACAACGTTTGTACTCATAAAGTGCAAGTTGCTAGAACCTTTAAGTCCTACTTGCATTGTTGCCTCTGAGGCAGTTAATTCTGGTGCTACTTGTAGTGCGCCAATTAATGGGAAATCTCTATCCTCAATATATGCCGATAAGGCTGATACGTCAAATGCCATGTTTATTTGTTTTTAGATTTTAAAAATATATTTGTTTTTGCCTCTGATTTAAACGGGTTAACCGCTTTTTCGATAGGCTCTTTTGTTGGCTCGTCTGCCAACTTCTCAAAAATCTCCTTAGAGAAGTTTTTAAGTTCGTCGAATTGCTCAGTCATCATAGACTTGAACGCTTCGTTTAGTTCGATTAGTTCCGCTTTAGAATCTACTAACTGCGCTTTTAAAACTTCGTTTTCTTCTTTTAAAAATTTAACCGTTTCAAAAGTTTTTTCTGTTTCGATTCGCTCGATAATCTTTTTTACTCGTTGTTCTGGAGTTGCTTCATCTGCCATTTCTTCTTCTTCAATTGGCTCGACTACTTCTTCCTCGATAACTTCGGGTAATACAATTTCGTTAATTAATCCGATAGCATCTTCAACGACAACTAAAACTCTACCGTCTTCTATTTCGTAAGAACCAGCGGGAGCGGGAATTGCTTCCTCATCTTGGATAGTTACGGTAATAGCAGCACCAACTTCAATAGCTGGTTCGGCATCAATTTTAGTCTCTCCGTCAACCAATACAGCAGACTCAAAAACTTCTTTATTTAAAACTTCTTTTACCTCTTCTTTAACCTCTGGGTTAGCAGAAAAGAAATCGGAAATCTTTGTCTTTAGATTTGTTTTTTCCATTTTTACATTATTAAATATACGCTTGAAATCATCCAAAATAGATGATGCTTTTAATTCTTTTTCTTGAAAACGTCCCTCAATAGAAAATCCGTTATAATCGCCTTTTAAAACTTGCTCCCATATCTCGTCGTTTTCTACTTTCATTGAAATGAACCACGAGCCGTCCGCTTCTTGTTTAAACCCTTCGGGTGCTTTAATACCTCTCTCGGAATCTATAATAAAAGACTCACATAAAAAAACGCCGTCGGCTAGTTTGCCCGTTTGGTGGTCTAAGTTTGTATTTTGGCTTAATGAGTTTCTATGGAAGTTTAACCAAATCTTCTCAATATTTTCTTTTTTAAAGACAACGTTATAAGCGCCTCGCTCGTCGTCTATTCTTAGAATCTCTTTGTCGGCTATCATTGCATAACCAGAGACAATACGCTTATGTTCTGACTGAACAATGAAAGATTGCTTTGTCTCTTTACTAAACGCTATCCAGTCGCTTTCTGTCGCTGGTTCGTCAACTAAGGCAATTTGGAAATCTACTTGTTCTCCGTCGGGAATGTCTAAAACGAATAAGTCCATATCTATATAATGTTTGAGTTTTTAATTATGTTATTTTTTTATCCGAAAGTTGCTTGGTCTTTAATACTCGCTATGTTGTTTTGCGTGTCTGTTATGTCTTGCTCTAAGACGTATACTTTGCCCATACCTTCATTGAGTAACGTCGAACCCGTATTAAATAGGTCGGTGTCTGGAGCGTCTAAATCTTCGCCCTCGTCTCTGTCTTCATCTGGAGAAGTAGATGCTGGAGTTTGAAAGTCTGGCATAGGTGCGCTCAGTATCTTAGATGCACTCGCCATACTTCCTAGTACGGTAGCAATTCCCGAAGCAATATAACCAGCCAAAACAAATGGAGCGGCTGGACCAGTAGTCGCGGCGGCAGAAGTTGCACCAGCTATAACCGCCGCAATAGACGTAGCGGTATCAATTGCGATTTGAGAAACTGCTAACGCACGTTTTGTTTTCTCCGCTTTTATTAATAGTTTAATCTCGTCTTTGCTTAGTTTTTCTCCAGCGTCTTGCTTCTTTTTTATTCGGTTGAGTTCTTTTGAATTAGCTAACTCGCTTATGGTAGATGCTATATCGTGGAAGGATTGAGCAATACCGATTAAGGCTTGGGCTTGTTCTTGAGCGTCTGATAGTTTTTTCTGTCTATCTTCTTCTGCTTTTGCGTCGTCCGCTTCACTCGCTTCTAGTTCTATCTCTGCCCTCTTTGTTCTATACTCTTCTTCTAGTAAAAGTTGCGCCTCTTCATTGTCTATAAATAGTAACCTCTCCTCTTCATATTGGGCGGATAATTCGTCTAGTTT